GTCCGTGGTCCCGTCCGCCACGATGAAGAACCGAAGCTCCACATCCTCCCCCCTGGCCGCGCGGAAGCTCTCCACTGTCCGCTGTAGGTCCGGGCCTTCATTGTGCGTGTTGATAACGACTGCAATCTTCATGCTCTCTCCTTGCACTTAACCTATAGGATCCGGGGTGGTTATCTTCGCACGTCCTAATCCACCAGGCCCATGCGGCGAAGAGACCGCACATGGCCTAGACCATTACGCTTGATCACGCTGTAGTACGCCTCCCGTAGAGAGTGGCCTGGTGCCAACAGGCAATCGTCATCGTCCCGCGCAGGCACATATTTAAGGCCACGGAACCAGTCCTCGTCGTAAGGGGCCTTCGCGTATTTGTAATTCAGAAGCAGCTTCATAACGTTCGCGGTTCGGAAGCGATCAGTGTGGACGAAATCGCGGTGCGTGAGTTTGCCACCAGTGTGGTGGAACAGCGTCCGCGTAGCACGGTAGAGACGCAACCCGTGCAGCTTGCTCAGGCGATAGCAGTAATCGACCTCCTCGAAGTCGCCACCAAGCCACCCCGAGCGCAGGCCGATGCTGGAATCCCATGACAGGCCAGCCGGGAGCCGCCTGCGGTCGAGAAGCATGCACGCGGCCGGGCCATAATCCACTTCTGTAAACGGCTCGCCCTGCCCGGTCCACACGCGCCGCTTGTGGTCGATTGCGGGCTTGCCGCCACCACCATCCTTCATCGTGGGGCGGTCGTCCGTTCCCCACCACTCTCCCGCGAACACTGCGCCAGCGTCCTCCTGCTCTTCCATGACGCGATAGAGCGCATCGAGCCAGCCGCTCTGGATCATTTCGGAGTCGTCGTCCAGAAAGCACACTAGGTCATGCGTGACTATTTCTTCCAACGCCTTCTGCCGAGCTTCACTCACGTTCAGGTCGGGCTCTTCCACCACCGACAGGAGGAATCTGTCGGTGTGCGCCTCAAGCGCAGCCACAGCCGTATCAAGCTGGGCCGTCCACCGCTGTACGGGGATCACCACTTCGATGACAGGACGGTCATTCTGCTGCATCTGCACCCTTACTTACTGAGGACCACGCGAACATCTCGAATTGTAAGGCTCTGCCATCCGTCGTGCGTCGTCGTCGGAGTGGAGCGGAAATATGGCGATTGATATGGGACCAGTTGCATCTGATCGATCACCACCCATGCGTACAGGTAGTTCCCGGTCATGTTCTCGATCACGCTTTTCGGGAAGGGAAGGTAAACGTCCACTGGAAACTCAGGCGTGCCGCCTTCTGCTATCTCCATGCTCTTGAGAATGGATAAGCTTACATTCAGATCAGGGCTGCTCATGGCCCGCAGAGCGCCGCCACTGGCGAAAGACGACGCGCTCTCAGTAAACTTCACCTTCATCGCGAATCGGCTCAGATACGGAGACCATACATGATACAAGTCTAGGAAGTAGCTGTCCAAATCAGCCTGGAATCGCAGACCTGTCGCGATTAGGTTTTGCTTGTCCGCCGCTGTTATTGGAATGCGGACATAACCGCCATACACTCTCGCCTCCCCGTATAAATAATCGCCGCCTTCCTGAATGTAGTGCTGGGCGATCAGCCCGCTGGCCGTAGCTGACACAAGAGTAGTGTCCGCGTCAAACGCTGAAAGAATGTCGTCCTGTAGGTTATCCCACAACGCATATGCAGTCGCATCCCAATCGTCTGCCTGTGTCGCAATCACCGTGTCGCTAGCGTAATACCGATACGCCTGATCCGGTGACTTTGTTGTCTCGGTCGCGTCCATCGCAATTTCCATCTCGATGGAAATAGCTAGGTCGGGGTCAGTGATCTGCACCACCTGCAACCCGCTCCCCGTGCCCCCAGTGAAGGCCGCTGTCACGTCCTTCGCACCATTCGCCCATCCCGTCGTATCAATACTGGAGACGTTCAGCGTGTCGCCAGTCGCCGATTCCGTAACGGAAACGGTAAGGGCCGTCGTCGGTGTGTGGGCAAACTCCTCATAATCATCGTTCGCAGTCAGCTTGTAGTAGCGCACCTCAAAGGTGAAGTTCGCGCCGCGTGTCTGGTACGGGTAATAGGCCACGCTGATCGTCAGCCCGGCGGGAATTGTCGCCTCGCGCGTCGTTGTCACCTCGTCCGTCACGGTGGCGTAGGGCTTCGAGCGGTCGCCCGTCACGTCGTTTGTCACGGTTATTTCACGCGTCACCTCTTGCGTCACGGCTCGCGTGGCGCTGATGTCCCGTGTCACGGTGCGTTCCCCCGCCCCTGCGGAGACGGTTCCGACGCCGGAGACAACCCGAGAAACCTCATTGGTGCCCTGCATTACGGTGGCGGTGCGCTCCTGCGTGACGGTGAATGCGCGAGACGCCTCAGCGATAGAGACGATGCGCACGCCACCGGATACGGTCACTTCCCGCGTCACATCTTTGTCATGTATGGCCAAGCCGCCCAGGCTGACCTCGAAAGCGTTGTCGCCAACAGCGGCGATGCCGCCAGCTACGCGCACAGCGGCAGCAGGGATGGTGTTGCCGAGCTTGTCAACGATGAGAATCATGCCCACCTCGTCACTATCAGGGGCCGTGTGACAGTGATCTCGCGCGGTTCTGTCACGGACAGAAATCGCGTCGCTCCATACTTGTCATGGGTGACGGCGTCCGTGACGGATGCGTCCTGGGTCACCGTCCTGGCGTAGCCGTCGCGGCTCACCGTAGCCACGTCTCGCGTGACTGTCACCTCTGACGCGTAGCGGTCCCGCGTGGCATCATATGGGCGCGTCGTCAGCCGCGTGACCGAACGGTCCACAGTGCGATCAATAGTAATGGAGTTTGATGCGGTCCCTTCCCATCGGACCACCTGGTCCTCGATGGTGGCCTCTCGCGTCACCTCTCCCGAGGCATCGAGACGCGCAATCCCGCTGCCCTGATCGCTCACGGTGAATCCATCGCCGAACACGATGGCGTTGGCGGGCCGGGCGGTTCCGTGGCGATCCACGATGATGACTGGCATCAGATGTCCAATCTCACAACGCCCGGCGCGATCTCCGTCGCAGTCGCACCTGGAAATGAGAGCACTTCGGCGTGGCCGGTCACCGCGCCCGTCGTATCCGACACCCCCAGGTCCGGCACGCCACGTTCGCCCAGATGAATCACGGCCCAGCCGTACCCATCCATGTCTGGCGTGTCTTTCCAGAGAAGCCGCGCTGCGCCATAGGCAGCGCTCTGCAGGCAGGTCGCATCGCTGTCGCACACGTCGGCGTAGGCGTGCGTCGCACTCTCGAACCGCACCCACGCCACGGACACGCCTGCCACGAGCGCCCGCCCCATGGCCCCGTCCGGAATCGGCTCAAGGAGAATCCCGAACCGGCCACGATACTTCACAATCTCCGGCACCACGCCGGATAGGCAGGTCCGGTTCTGGAACTCGCTTTCGTTCTCGTCGGGCGTAGGGATCGGACCTGCCAATCCCAACACGTCGAAGCGCAAGCGATCTTCTGCGGAGTCGTTTCGTAACAGCACGATGCCTGTCTGTTGCGCCGTGTGCTGAGGCGTCCGTGAAATCCCCGTTTGCCGTGAGCGATGGGCTTCTGCCGCATCGACGAAGGCGTTGTACGCAGCGGCAGGGATTTGCAGCCGCTCGCCTGAGCGGGCCTTCTTGAGTCCGCCCATGATCTAGGTCCCGATCCCAAGCACAGAGAACGACGCGGAGTCATAGACCTTCTCGATGTAGACCGCAGCCGGACGCTTCACCAGCGCCTTCGCTGTCGCGTCTTCCGCGTCCACGTATCGCACCCACATGTATTCCCACCCCTTCTTGCTGATCCCCGTCACCTCACCGACGACGATGCCTGTGCGGTTGCTCGAAGCAGCGAAATTGAATGCGATCTCCCAGTCGTCGTTCGCATTCGTTCCGCGCCGCGTGCCTGACGCGCCCACGAACAAGACCTCGCCCGCAGCAAAGCCCCGAAAGGCCGCATCATTCACCTTGCCCGTCGCCCCGAAGAGGCCAAGCTTGTAGGCCGTCGTGACCGTGGCTGGCGTGATGTAGTGGCGCTCGGAGAAGTTGTAGACGGGGACGGTGATGTCCACGCCCTCCACCGCGTCCTGCGTGGCCCCGATGGCACCTCCGAAGTCGGGGGCGCTCAGGCCGGGCGCAGCGTAAGTGCTCACGGTCTGCAGCGATTGCGTAATGTGCTGCGTGCCGCCGCCCGTGTCGAAGGCGAACGTGGACTCACCTGTGTCGGGCGGCGTTGGGTCGTTCCTCCCGTACCGGGCCACCCCTTCCCATAGAAGCGTGTCGGTGGGGTCGCCGATCGGGACAATGTGTCGGCTCTGGCGTACCAGCCCGTCGTAGGTGTCGGGCGCGGTCGAGGCGAGAGCCGCTTTCGCGTCCACATCGCTGGACGTGCCAGTAATAATGTAGCGGAGGTCCACGGATGCATTCCTGCCGGTCGTGGACTCACGCGAATCGTGGCGCTCAATAACTGTGATAGCCATGATACCCTATCCGAATGTGGACCCGCCAAGGGCGGCCTCTTCCACCAAGCGCTTCGTATTCCTCGCCGTCTCTTCGGCCGCTTTGGCCGCGCGCTCCTCCATGCCAGTTCCTTGCAGGCCCAGCAGCGCGGATGCGTTGAAGGTGCCGCGCACGTCCACGACCTTGGCCACGGCCTGAGCTACAGCATCCCCAACGCCGCGCAGCCTGTCTGCCAGGCTGTCAGCGGAGCGTGACTTCTCGCCATCTGGCTCGCCATCCGATGCATCCAGATCAGCCAGCCGCCGCTTTTGAGGGCGTCGAGGGCCTGGTAGTAGCCGACCATCTCATCCGTATCGATGGCGTGAATCGCATAGGCTGCATCCACGACCTTGCCGAGCATGGTCGCGAGTGCGTTGGTTACCTCCTGGACGACGCTCCAGAACACCCCGGCAATCTTCTCTCCCACGATGAGGACGCTGCGATACAGGACATCGAGCGTGTTGCCTGCCGTCCAGCCGATCGTGTCCCATGCGTTGGCGGCCGTCGTGCCGATCCGGTCGAACACGTCGGCCACGGAGACATACAGCGTTTCCCATGCCGTATTCAGGAAGCCCATGCCTTTCCGCCACTCCACCTTCAGGGCGGACCAGAGCACGCGCGCGGCCAGCTTCAAATCGCCTGCTTGCAGCGCATCGCCCATGGATTTCACCACGGACGAGACGCGGTCCTTCAAGGCGGAAAAGGTCTCGCCCAGCCATGCGACAGCGCCATGCCCCGTCTCCGTGAACTTCAGAATGGATGCGCCAAGCGTGACCACGGCTGCCGATACCAGCCCGACAGGCGAGAGAAGCGCGGCCAGCGCACCCGCCATCAAGCCGACAGCAGCGGCAGCCGTGGAGAGGACGGATGCGATGCCGCCGATGGAGAAGGCGAGGGCCGACCCGGCCGTACCGAGGGCGAACAGACCCGCGCCTGCGGCACCGACCACGGCGACGATCTTCAAGGCGGAAACGATGAATCCAGTGTTCGCTTTCACAATAGATGTGATCGTGCCGGCCAGCTTCGCGCCCTGGTCCATCCACGAGCGCAATGTGCCGGAAAGCGCTTCGCCAATCGCGATCTGCACGCCTTCCACGGCGGACATGAGCATGCGGAAGCTTCCGCCCAGCGTGTCGTCCATGGTCCTGGCCGTCTTCTCCGCCGTGCCTTCCGCGCTTTCCAGCGTCTTTTGCAGATCGGAGAAGTCGGCTCCGGGAGCCGCAAGCTTGAGCGCCGCCGCCTGCCCCCGACCGAACAGTTCCTCGAAGATGGAAAGGCGCTGGGCGCTACCCATGCCCTGCACGCGCTCGCCAAGTTCGGCCAGTACCGAAGAGACGCTGCGGAGGTTGCCCGCTTGATCGACCGCCTCAATGCCGAGGGATCGAAGGGTGTCTTGAGCCTTGGTGGTTGCGAGGTTCTTGTACGCCCGCGCCAGCGCCGTTCCGGCCATACTTCCCTTGATGCCGTTGTTCGCCATGACACCGATAGCGGCAGCGGTATTCTCAAACGACTCTCCCGCCTCCATGGCCAGAGGCGCGACATATTTCATCGCCTCGCCCACATCCTCCAGCGTCTGCGCGGAGTTGTTTGCCGTGGACGTCAGCACATCCGCAATGCGGGTGGTGTCCTCGGCAGCCAGGCCGAAGCCGCGCATGGAGGCCGCCGCGATCTCGGCGGCCGTGCCCAGATCCGTGGACGTGCCGCGCGCAAGGTTCAGCACATCGGGAATGGCAGCCATGATCTCAGCTGATTGATACCCTGCCCGGCCGAGTTCCGTCATACCTTCGGCCACCTGGCTGGCGGTGAAGGAGGTCGTGCGTCCCAGCTCCTTGGCCAGGCCGGTCAGCTTCTCGAAATCACTGCCCACCGCCCCCGTCACGGCACGGACCTCCGCCATGCGGTCGGCGAACCCGGCGAAGGTGCGGGAGGAAAGGGCGAGGGGAGCAGCCGCAAGGGATGCAGCCTTCATCAACCCCGCGCCCATATCACGCACTCCTGCGGAGAAGGCTCGAAGCTTCGCTTGAGCCATCTTCAATCCGCGCAGAAGCTTGCTATTGTTGACCGTGAGTTCGACGTAGGCCGCACCAGCGCGGATGCTGCGTGAGGAAACCATGAATTACTCCTCGCCAGGACAGAACACGCTCTTGAGAATGCTCACATCGACCTTGCCGACCAGCTGCTGCTTTTCTCGGTCCATCGGGTGGAAGTCCGATGGATTAAAGGGGCGGCGTTTCTTCGGGTCGCGGTGCAGATTGGCCAGAAGCGCCATGACGCACGCCGAGCGGTTCCACGCATCACGCGTGCGGGCTTCTGCCATCCACACGAGTTCGCGAAGCGTCAGGGGGCCTGGGTTGACTCCGCAGATTCCGGCGAACTGCCAGACGAGATGCCAGCATTCTGCAGCGCGTTCGCCATCTCCCGATCCAGCTCCGGGCTGTCGATTCGCCTCTCCGCCACCTCCAGCGCTCTGGCCTGCAGGGCTTTCAGCTTCGCCGTGGCTTTGCCCAGCACCCGACGCTTCGCTTCCGTAGGGAAAAAGCTCACCAGCTCTTCGAGCAGCGCCGAGGTAGCCGCCTCGATGGCGTCTCCGGCCAGCGCTCGGCCGAACTCCTCATCGGAGACGCTCTTCGCTTCCGCTTCATCTCTGCACACAGCGTAGAGCACATCGCAAAGCACGACGGGGTCCGTGGTGAGGCGCTCCAGGAGCGCCCCACCAACGGCCTGCATGAGATCGACGTCCGCCAGCGCGCGCACGCGCTTGATAGCATCGACGTTCAAGGAGACCGTCCACGTTCTGCCGCTGTTGTCATTGAAGGTTTTCACGCTTCGCCTCCTGCTTGACCTTCGGCGTCGACACCCGGCACGGGCAAACGTAATCCGCGGCCGAGCCCTTGTTGACGGCGACCTCGCGCCCGCACTTGGGACACGTGGCCTTCTCGAACGAGCACTTCTTTTTCATCTCATATCTCCTGTTGTCGGCATCAAGTCACGTTGTCAGCATCGAGTCACGCGCGACTAGGTCGTGATCTCCATCCACTCCGGGGCGTTCGCCGCATAGGTGGGCTTCAATCCCACCGCAACGGACACCGCTTCCTCGAGCGGCTCGTTGCGGGTGAACGATGTCACCGACATGGACGCGCGCAGCCCCTCGCTCCCCACCGTCGTGATGTCGCCATCCATGACCGCCACTTCGACTGCGCTGTTCGCGAAATAGGCAGCCTGGATCGCCGCGAAGGCGGTATCCGCCGTGTCCCAGATCATCTCGAAATCGACGCTGCCATCGCGGAGCGCTGCAGTCGTTGCGCGCCAACCCGCATTTCCGCGCGTCGTCACATCGGCCTCGCTTGCTTCCAGGTTCAGCGTCACGTCTTTCGCGTTCGTAATCTCCACCCACACAGGCGTCGTGTAATCGCCGGTGTTGTAATACAGCTTGCAATTCATGCCCAATTTGACCGCCATCGTACTATCTCCTCATCTCTCGGGATCACCTCACGGAGCCTGCCCACATTCGCGGCAGTCTCGAAACATTCTGTTGCAATGCAGGCCCCATGAACGGGCGCTTGCGATACCGCTGCCCCCGGAACCTGCCACCAAACTCATGTGCGCTCGCGCTCATCCCCATCGCCTCGTAGGTCGCGCCGATGAACGCCCGGCCTTCCTTGCGTTCCACCGAATACAGAATGGCCCGTTTGATCTGGCCATGGCGCGTGTGGGGTGGCATGCCGGGCGCGCTTGCGGCGTCCTGGCTGGATGAGCGTGGAGCCTTCCGAATGCTACGCCGGGCCGTCACACGAACCGCTGCCGCCGCGTGGGACAGGTTCGTAAAGTTGGCGCTCTGCACCGACTGCCGAATCCGGCCGCTGCGGAACCGAAGGTGGAAGCCCCACACAGGCCCGCGCCGCATCATCCTGTCCGCTTCCTCTCGACGACCGGACTCTGCCGCGTCGTAGGCCATCTCCTGGCCGACTTCGCCAATCCTCATTCGCCATCCGTCCGCACAGCGGAGGGCGTAGCCCCGGCTGCCGAGGTCGTGCTTGCCAAGGGCGGCACGGAGGGCTGCGTGGGCTGCGACGCGATCTCGAAAGGGAGGCGGCTCATCACCTGTTCCTCGTGGACGATTCCGATGGCCTCGCGGATCGACCGCTCCTTCTTCCCGTCGATGCGCTCTCCGGCCAGAGCAAGGGCTTCCTTCACCCGCTTCAATGCCGTGTCGAATCTGTGAATGTGCTTGTTGGGCGTGTCGTCGGGGATCGCCTTCTCGGCCCACTTCACCGCATCGGTGACGAGCGGGCGGTACTTCTCCCACGCAGGCTTCCTCTTGAACAACCACACGATCACGCTCGCGAGAAGAGAGACGATGATACCCGCGCCTGTCGGAGAGTTGAGCGCGGCCAGGACGAATGGCCCCCAGCCCTG